TGAAGAGGCGCAGAGATGAAAGAGCTTTGTACCTCTCATGTCCAAGCTAGATAAACTAACTGACTTAGCTAACGCTGCAACCAATCCTCTCTCTGCCGCTAAGTCGACGGTAGAGTCTGCTCGTGGCCTGATGAACGAGACCTATGGTCTTGTCGAGGACGCTAGAGCAATTGCAGAGAAAGAGTCTGCTCGCAGGGAGGTCAAGAAAGAAAGGGCTGCGATCAAGCCATCTCTCGACAGAGAGCGAGCAGTCAATGTAGTAACGCGCCGCGATACTAATGCGGTGATTACGGAATACAACGCCGCACAAACTGCGGTGAAAGAAGCGGCTCGCCAAGCCCTGATCATTCAAAGCCAGAAAGAGCAGGAGCATGCCTTCTACTGGTCAATGAGTCAGGAAGAGCGAGAAGAGTACGACCGCATCCGAAAGGAACAAAATCAGAAGGTCATACAAGAGCAGCTTCGCATCACCAGAGAGAAGCATCGTCGTAAGGAACTAAACGAGATGCTGATCGGCGTTGCGATTGGCTTATCGCTAATTCTTGGAGGGGGGTTTTTATTATTCAATTGGCTCTCTTTGGAAGTCCGAGGCGAGTCATTGATTGATATCATGTTTAGATAGGAGGCAACCTATGAAAGCAAGTGATGTGAAGCGCGAGAACGGCAAGCTCGTTTATCGCGGTCAAAAGTTCGATGGCTTCAATAAGCCGAAGAACGCACCGGCAGGAGCTAAGGAAAAGAAGATGGTTCTGGCCAAGAAAGGCGACGATGTGAAGCTCGTACGCTTTGGCTTGCGTGGCATGGAGGATTACACGCAGCACGGCAGCGAGAAGCGCCGCAAGAACTATCTGTCTCGTTCTGCTGGCATTCGTGACAAGTCCGGCAACCTAACAAAGGACGATAAGTTCTCCGCTAATTACTGGGCACGAAAAGTACTCTGGTAATGGAGATCAGCTACATACCTCCCGGCGTATCGTCGGAGGCGTTTCACATGGACGACTCGTTCGTCCGTGGACTGATGGGGCCGGTAGGATCTGGAAAGTCCACAGCTTGCTGCTACGAGATTCTCGTTAGAGGCTTGCGGCAGTTACCGGGGCCAGATGGAATCCGTCGCTCACGATGGGCTGCACTGCGTAATACCTATCCTGAACTCAAGTCGACCACGATCAAAACGTGGATGGACTGGATGAAGGACATTGCGGTTATGAAGTGGGACACGCCGATCACTTCAATGATCAACATCGACAACATTGGCGACGGCACCGGTCTTGAGATCGAAGTGCTATTCATCGCTATCGACAGACCGGAAGACGTAAACAAGCTACGCTCTCTCGAACTCACTGGCGCGTGGATCAACGAAGCCTCTGAGATGGATAAGTCAGTACTCGATATGTGTACGCAGCGCGTGGGGCGATTCCCGTCAAAGCGCGTAGGCGGCCCTTCGTGGACTGGCGTGATCATGGATACCAACCCACCGGACGATGATTCTTGGTGGTATAAGCTGGCCGAAGAAGATCGCCCCAAAGGCTATAAGTTCTTTCGCCAGCCCGGAGGCCTCATGCAGGACTTGGACGAAAAGTCCGAGACCTTCATGGAGTACATTCCAAACCCGAAGGCGGAGAACATCCAGAACCATAGCCTTGGTTACCAGTACTACCTGAATCAGGTGGCTGGCAAAACCGATGACTGGATCAAGGTCTTCCTTCTCGGGGACTATGGCACGACGATGGACGGTAAGCCCGTCTATCCGGAGTGGAGCGACAAGGAACACTTTAGTGAGACTCCTCTCACACCGGTCGATGGTATGCCGGTCATCCTGTCGTTTGACTTCGGCCTGACTCCTGCGTGTGTGTTCTTGCAGATGTCCCCGAAGGGGCAGCTACTCATTCTCGATGAGCTTGTCTCTGAGGACATGGGCATTCGCCAGTTCTACTCAGAGGTCGTCAGGCCTTTCATTATGCAGAAGTACTCTCGCTGCAGACTAGAAGCAGTGGGAGACCCGGCTGGCAACATTCGAGCGCAGACTGACGAGAAGACCTGTATGCAGGAACTTCTGTCGCTTGGCTTGATCTGTGAACCAGCGCCGACAAACGAGTTTTTGGCCCGTCGTGAAAGCGTGGCCTTTTTTCTCCAGCGCATGTCTTCGAGCGGCCCCGGCTTTGTGCTTGGGCCTGACTGCAAGATGCTGCGCAAAGGATTCAACGGCGGATACCGCTATGAGCGTATCCGGTCATCAGGTACGACGAAGTTCAAGGATCGTCCAGTGAAGGACAAGTTCTCGCACGTACACGACGCCTTACAATATGGCTGTCTGCACATGCGCCACGAGATGAATCCTGTTCGTCGAAAAGTTATCAAAGAAGCAACCACAGGCGGTTGGGTATAAAACATGGCACTTAATTCGGTCAAGTTACGAAAAGCGCAAGAAGAGTCGGCCATCTCCGATGAGCCGGTCGTATTGTCGCTTGCGGGATACGTCCGTCGTTGCTATGAGGAAGCAAAGACCGCTAAGTCTGATGTAACCGAGCGACTGCTGCGCTCTGAGCGCCAGCGTCGTGGAGTCTACGATCCTGACAAGCTGGCCATGATTCGCCAGACCGGCGGCTCTGATATTTATATGATGCTCACGGACATCAAGTGCCGTGCAGCTGAGAGCTGGATCAAGGATGTCATGCTCTCCTCTGGCGAGAAGCCGTGGAGTCTGACGCCGACTGCCGAGCCTTCTGTGCCCGAGGAACTCCGTAACGAGATCATCGAGGCTGTCACGGCAGAGGCCGATGAAGTGCAGAGCGCTGGCATTGGCGTTAATCCGCAGACGATCGAAAAGCGGATGGAAGAGATCTACGAGGAAGTTAAGAAGCGACTGCATGAGCGATCGAAGGAAGCGGCTCTCAAGATGGAGAAGCGCATCCTCGATAAGATGCAGCAGTCCAAGTTCAACACCGTTCTCTCTGAAGTTATCTATGACTTCTGCACGTACCCGACCGCCTTCATCAAAGGCCCGGTTGTCCGCACGAAGAAGAAGCTGAGCTGGGGTAAGAACTGGACTCCGGTTGTGACCGACGAGATCGTTGAAGATTTCGAGCGCGTATCGCCGTACGACATCTTCCCGTCTCCCAATGCCTCGACGACTCAGGACGGCTACATCATCGAGCGCCACCAGCTCACCCGAGCCGACCTCGAAGATCTGCGTAACTCGCCCAGCTTCAATGTCGATGCCATCGACCAAGTGCTGCGCACCTACGGCAACAGTGGTTTGCGTGAGCTGACCCAGTCCGATACGGAGCGCAACCTTCTTGAAGGCCGCAACAACACGCTGGTCGGAACCGAGCTGATCGAGAGCATCGAGTTCTGGGGTTCTGTCTCTGGCTACATGCTCCGCGAGTGGGGCATGGACGATGTCGAGGACTACCGCGAGTACGAAGTCTGCGTGTGGCAGGTCGGTAGCTACGTCATCAAGTGCATCAAGAATCCTGACCCGCTGTCCCGTCGCCCGTACTCAAAGGCTTCTTGGGAGTCGATCCCCGGCGCTTTCTGGGGTCTTGCCCTGCCTGAGATGATGACCGACGTTCAAACGGTCTGTAATGCTGCAGCCCGTGCGCTGGCTAACAATATGGGCATCGCCTCTGGGCCGCAGGTTGAAGTGAGCGTGGATCGTCTCCCTGACGGCGAAGACCTCACGAAGATGTATCCGTGGAAGATATGGCAGACGACCTCTGACCGCACTGGCGGTGGTCAGCCTGCTATCCGCTTCTTCCAGCCGGACATGAATGCCAATACTTTGCTTGGCGTGTACCAGCACTTCCAGCGAGTAGCTGACGAAGTGACTGGCGTTCCGAACTATATCTATGGCAGCGGTCAGATGTCTGGAGCTGGGCGCACTGCGTCCGGTCTCTCGATGCTGATGGAGAATGCGGCCAAAGGAATTAAGCAGGCGATCCTCGCTTTGGATACTGCCAACACGGAAGTGCTGCAGCGCCTGTATGATCACATCATGATTTACGACGATGATTCGTCGATCAAGGGCGACATGCAGATTGTCCCTGCAGGTGTCGTCGGTACGCTGCTCAAGGAGTCTGTCCAGCAGCGACGTAACGAGTTCTTGCAGATGACAGCCAACCCGGTGGACATCCAGATCATGGGGCCGAGTGGCCGTGCAATGCTTCTGCGCGAGGCGGCAAAGACATTGAACATGGACATCGACAAGATCATTCCCGATCCCGAGAAGATCGCTGAAGTGCAGAAGATGTTAAGCGAACAGATGGCTCAGCAGCCTCAGCAACCTGAAGTGATGCCGCCCGAGCAGATGCAACCCCAAGGAGTAATGCAATGAGCAAGTTAGGTAATGTCGCCGCAGGGCTGCTTGGCGGCTATGTAGGCTACAAGCAGGAGCAAGAGCGTCGCGAAGATCGCAAGCTCGACCGCGAGATGTATCAGACTCTTCTTGGCAAAAAGAAGGATGCTGCTGCTCCGGTTGCCGCTCCTGCTGCAACGAATGCCATGGCCGAAGGCGCTGCCGAGGCTGATCGCATTGACGAAGAGAATCCTGTTGAGGGATTTTCCGTAGGCGCTGGAATGGCGAACGGCGGAATGGTTGGCGAGATGCCCAAGCATTACGATCGTTTCATGTGGCAGAAGCAGTCGTTCAAGAAGGGAACGCCTAGCTTCTAATGGATCAAAGAACTAAAGAGGCTCTGAAGCGTCTGAGTGCCGACTCAGACTTTCAGATTTTCGTTTCATATCTATCGGCATTGCGTGATGCGAGGCTTGTGGAACTGGAAGACGCTACGGTGGCGCTCCAAGTGAACAAGCTTCAGGGCTACTGCCAAGCATTGCGTGATGTCGTACAGATGGGTACTAGGAAATCCTAGTATTCGAGACCGGAGGAATCCGGAGTTAAGTAACAGCCTGAATACCGGATCGTAGGCAGAGAACACCGATAGGCTCTCTTGCGCGAAGGTCGGCTCATGGAGTGTTAAATGCCCCGCGTTAATAAGGTAGTTGAGAAGCAGTCACAACTTGCAGATGAGATGTATAACAAGCTCTACAGGAATACCGAGCAATCGGCTCCAGAAGGCAATGAACCCGCGAAGCCGGAAACGGTTGTCGCTCCTTCAGAGGAACAGGTAGTTGAGCAAAGCGCTCCGGAAGCAGCGGCTCCCGCCGAGGCTAAGCCGGAAAACGCTGATGATCAGCCGAAGCCTAAATTCCCTGATGCTGACCCGAACGATAAAAGCTGGGAACAGAAGTACAAGGTACTTGCTAACAAGTACTCCGCTGAAGTTCCGCGATATGCGGCAGAGATTCGCTCTCTCAAGGCTGAGATAGCAGACCTCAAAAAATCCGCAGAGCAGAAGCCAGCTCAGACTCGACAGGCCGAGACCTTGGTCAAGCCTGAAGAAGTCGCTGAGTATGGCGAGAAGTTTGTCGACTTTGTGAAGCGAGCAGCCAAGGAGGTTGTTCCTTCCGATGTCGAGGAGCTGCGTTCGACGGTCAATGAGTTGCGCAACACGAACAGCCAGCTTGAACGCAAGCGGTTCTTTGATGAGCTTGTGGGGTTATCTCCCACTTGGGAGTCGCTGAACACGGACAAGGAGTTTCTGGATTGGCTTGGGGAACTTGATCCCTATACCGGCCAGCAGCGCCAGTCATTGTTCGACGATGCTTATGCAAAGTTAGATGCGTGGCGAGTCGCCAACTTCTTCAACGCTTATAACGAGGGCGTTCAGAAAAAGGAACCTCTTGCACCGAAGCCGAGTCTTGCGGATCAGGTAGTGCCGAAAACAACCGGCAAGACCCCTCCGCCGCAAGGCAAGAAGATATATAGCAATGCAGAAGTTGCGCGTTTCTACGCCGACCTGCGTCGCAATGTGTATTCACCGGAAGAGGCGCAGAGGATTGAGAAAGATATCTTTGCCGCTCAGGCAGAAGGCCGACTTAGATAAGTCCCCTGCCCGGTAAAGCTAACCTAAAGGAAGTTAATTATGTCTCTTTCAGTAAGTGGTAACTACTACGGCGCTGGCTCTGGCGTCGATGCCTACACCGGCAAGTTCATTCCTGAGATTTGGTCAGGAAAACTTCAGGTCAAGTTCTATCAGACGACGGTGTTGTCTGACATCACGAACAACGACTGGGAAGGTGAGATCCGCGACCAAGGCGACAAGGTCGAGATCCGCACGGTTCCGACCGTCACGATCAACAACTACTCGAAGGGTCAGGTTCTTACGCCGCAAGCCCCGACGAACGACGTTGTTGAGCTGTTGATCGACAAGGGCAAGTACTTCTCGGTCGTGGTCGACGATGTGGACGACATCCAGTCTGACCTCAAGCTCATGGACATCTTCACGAACGATGCCTCGCAGCAGATGAAGATCGCTGTGGACACGGATGTGTTGGGTGCGCTCGTGGGCGCGTCGGCTTCGGCCAACGAGGGTGCGGCTGCCGGTGCGATCTCTGGCGACCTCAACCTCGGCGTGTCGACCGGTGGATCGAAGGCTGCCCGTAAGGTCACCTCGACCAACGTGATCGACTACTTGATCTCGATGGGTCAGTGCTTGGACGAGCAGAACGCTCCGGAAGATGGCCGTTGGGTCGTCATCCCGGCGTGGATGGCGTCGAAGATCAAGACCTCCGACCTCAAGGATGCCTCGATCACGAACGACTCGCTCTCGCCGCTGCGCAATGGCCGCCTCGGCATGATCGATCGCTTCACCCTGTATGTCAGCAACCTGCTCCCGTCGCAGACTGGCATCACGGGCGAAGGCACGGATACCAGCGTGAAGGCGTTCAGCTGCTTCGCTGGCACCCGCGATGCGATCACGTTCGCGTCTCAGATCACGAAGATGGAGACCCTGCGTAGCACCTCTACGTTCGGCAACATCATCCGTGGCTTGAACGTGTACGGCTACAAGGTCGTGAAGCCGGAGGCTCTCGTCGAGGGCTTCTTCTACAAGGGCTAATCCCTAGTAGTAACGGAGGGGGGAGCTTCGGCTCCCCTCTCTCTTTGAGGAGGATGAGGCAATGCTTTTGAGAAACAAGCGGACTGGATTCGTTTACTCGTACGCTAAGGTTCTTGCTAACGATCCAGAGTTTGAAGTGTTTGAAGACAAACCGCCTGTTCCTCAAGCGCATGAAAGTGTCGCTGAAGAAACAATCGCTGTCCCGGTAAGGAAGAGAAAGCCAAAGAAGGCTGGAGAAACTAATGGCACTAACGCCGAACAATCTGTTTGATCGTGTACGCGATCTTATTCAGGACGTTGGTAAGGTTCGCTGGTCTGACACCGAGCTGACTAACTATCTGAATGACGGACGCCGCGATCTGGCCGCAGCTAGACCGGACTTGTTCTCCGAGACTGCCGACCTGACTCTTGTCGTTGGAACCAAGCAGTCTGTTCCGTCTGACGGAACCCGTTTCGTAGATGCGATCCGCAACGTGTCATCTGCCGGTGTCATTGGGCGCTCTGTTCGCATTGTCGAGCGAGAGCTTCTTGATGCTCAGGTTCCTGATTGGCACTCAGAGCCGTCAGCTGCCGTCGTCAAGCACTTCATGTATGACGAGAGAGAGCCAAAAACTTTCTACGTTTACCCGCCTGCTGTGGCCGGGAACAAGCTGACGATCGTATACTCTAAGGCTCCAGTAGATGTTACGTCGCTAGACCTTAACTCGACTTCTGTTCTTGCCAAAGAAGACATCTTCGCAAGCGCCTTGATCGACTACATTGTGTATCGCTGCTTGAGCAAGGATGCAGAGTTTGCTGGCAATGCCCAGCGAGCTGTTATGCATTATCAGGCGTTCGCAAACGTGGTTGGCATTGGCAACAAGAAGCGCTTCACGTATTCCCCGAACACCAACAACGTGGGTGGCGCTGTACCTCGTGCAGCCACTCCGGAGGCAGCAGGGTAAGCCATGGCTACACTAAGCAACTTCTACCCGTACGTCCTGCCGGAAGTCCCCGGATGCCCAGAGATCTCTGTTGATGTCGCTTTGCGATCGTCGCTGATCGAGTTCTGCGAGAAGAGTCTCGTCATCCAGCGAGACCATGACCCGCTCACTGTTGTAGCTGGCGTCGTGGATTACGACTTTGAGCCTCCCACCGGAAGCCTTGTCATCAAGGTCATGAAGGCTTGGTACAAGTCTGAGGAGCTTATCCCGCTTGCCCCGGATGAGGTTGAGGACGCTGAGCTGTACAACCGCTCCTTCTCTGATGCGAATACTGCCGGATCGCAGCCGAGATACATTCTTCAGAAGGACGAGCGCACTTTCTCGCTGTACCCGATTCCTGATGCCAACGTCGCCAACGGGCTGACTATGCGGGTTGCCTACAAGCCTAGCCGTACCGCCAGCTCGTTCGAGGACGTTCTGTTCGAGGACTATGCCGAGGTCATTGCAGCCGGAGCCAAGGCTCGTCTGATGATGTCCCCCGGCAAGACGTACACCAACCCACAACTTGCCGTCGCAATGATGGACATGTTTGGCCGAGGAGTGAACACAGCTCGCAGTAGAGCTGGTCGCGGTCACGTTCGGTCTGATCTTTCTGTGCAGATGCGGAGACTCTAATGGCCTACAGCACAACCATCCCGCTTGTTGAGGGCGACACCCTCCCAATCCTGTACATGAATCTGAAGGACAGCAATGAGGCGGCTGTCGGCCAGACTCTGGACTCGACCAACCCTGCTACGTGGGCGCCCATAGACCTGACTGGCGCTACCGTGCGCCTGAAGGTTCGCGCCGTCGGTTCAACCGTGATCAAAGCTACGATCACCGGCTCCGTCACGGATGCAGCGAATGGCCGAGTGGCCTTCCAGTGGTCATCCTCAGCCCTCGATACCGCCGGAACATACGAAGCCGAAGTTGAAGTCTCGTACCTTAACGGTACGGTTCAGACCGTTTACGACCTGCTCAAGCTGAAGGTCAGAGCTGACTTCTAATGATTCGTGCAATCTTCGAGGTTGCAAGCCCCGGCGCGACGATACAAGTATCTGAGGCATCAGCCGATACCAGATACCAGTACGCCGAGGCACAAACGGACTGGGTTGCCCTCTCAGGCGACATCCAGTACGTCAATATGCAGAGCGGCCTTGAGTACGTCAATCTCATAGGCCAGCTGCGGTACGTCAATCTGCAGGCGGCAAACGTCTACGCAGACCCGACTCCGCCAGACCGCTGGGTAAACGACTTCCAAGTCACCGCAGACCAGCTGCTTATCGTCTTTGAGAAAGCTGTATCGGACTCCGCATCAACAGCAGATTCGCAAGTAATTTCTTTCCGCAAGCGT